TGTCTTCAAACTGATCATAATATATTTCAAGTAGGGCATCCAGAGAAGGTGGCTCTAATGATGCTACAGCACACATTCCCTTCATTATATCCGTTATTGTATCTAAAGTAGTATCCGGTATTTCAGGCATAGAGTCATTCATTATTGGTGAAACTTCAAAGTATGTCTGTTTTGTTTCTGGATTTATTGACACTATTTTTATTAATATGCAGAGTTCGTTTGGTTGTAGATTTAGTCGGTTTTTTATTCGCATTGTTGCCTCTCTTCTTTTTTTCGTTTATCCATTCTTCAGGTATAAGTTGATCGGCAAATATGAAGCCATACTTGTTGCACCAATCTGCATACGTAGTCCTGCTTCCTTTTCTTAGTTTGTTTTTAGAGTTAGAAAATACAAACCTCAAGTCTAAATCAGGATATTGTTCTTTTACCCATAGGTGTTTTTGTCTATCCTGTACGGTAAATATGCCCTTTGTTTCTACTACTATACCATTAGGTAACCAAAAGTCAGGTGTGTAGTTTCGTTGTTTTTCTGGTTGAACAAAGGGTATCTTTTTAATTTCATAGCAGTCTAATATATTTAAGAAGGCTAGTTGTTCAGATACCCTTTCTTCTAGACCAGACCTAAAACCATGTGCTAATCTATAATCTAATGCGACCATAGTTTATTGAACCAAAGGGGCGTGTTTGAACATACGTTCTTTGTATATTCCCACCTACTACATCTCTATAAGATGCTTGAGCTTCTTGTAGGTTTTCCCATGCCTCACGTACCACGGCAGTCTGACGATGTTTTGCCTCATGCCTTAACTCACGTAGCTCGTTATTAAGCTCTAAAATACGTTCATTAAGATCTGCATCTGTTAAATCTGCATATGGATTTATGTTTTCTTCTTGTGCATTCATGCTGCTTCTCCTTCCATAGTATTAAGCTCTGTGTATGCAACTATAGGTTTGCTCTTAGCTTTAGAAAAAACAGATTCCCTTTCTTGGAGATTAGGCCAACAACTAAATCTGTATTTGCACCAAGAACATTCCATCCCTAGTCTCCTATTACCAGTAATAACTCTATTAAAAGTTTCTGGCTCATCTTCAAAACATCTTTTAAATGGTGCATTTGAAACTAATGCATCTACTTTTTCTTCTGCTTCTTTTAAAACAGCAGATGCTTCTTCTTCTGTGTCGGTATTTTCTATACGATTTAATTCTCCTGTCGCTATGTTCATTGCCCATATACCACCAGCAGGTTTATTAGTAGCGGATGCATATACATGAAGTTGCGTAACATAACCAAAGGAATCATTATCCTTTAGAGCATTCCAACTTACAAACTTATTTCTAAACGCATAGTCTGAAGTAGATTTTATATCGTCAACTCTACCATCATCAAACGATAGATCAGACTCACCTGTTATTGTGTGTTTTCCTAACTTAGTGGTGAGCTTTTGAGAAGATTTATATCCCTCTAAACCTGCCTCTTTTATTACGCCTTTTAAGACCGCCTCCACTATATCCCCTACCATCATACGTAGTATGAAGTTATATGAAAAGGCTACTCCTTTTTCTCCTTTCTTCTCCATTTGAAGTTGACATAATGGCCTACCCAGATTAGATGGCCTCGCACTAAATCCTCTTCTATTTGTTGTAGAGGCAAACTGTTTATGCAAAGCAGTCGCAACATCTTGGCATACGGTGGAGATGGTATCCTCACTCATGGATACCTCCCCATCCATATTCTTTTGAAGCCAATTAAGAACTCTTGCCAACTTCAAATCCATTATGCAGCATCCTGATTAACATCTACATAATCGTCGTCGTCGTCGTCTTTAGACGTGTTCCCAGAAACATGCTTTTCCATAACCCATTTATTTATCTGGGCAATATGGTCATGGAACTTAGCAAATAGGTCAATGGTAGGATCATCCATTGGGTAAGAGGTATCATCTATAACAGATACATCTATATCATAGTACGTGACACCACCGGAAACCTTTTTGCTTTTCATACGTACTATTCTTGAGTTGGGAAGTATTCTTTTTTTAGAAACCATATCCAAGAAAAACCTAGATAGGGTCTTTCCAGAAGTCTTGCCCGACAGTTCTATCTCCACAGGCAGAGTGATCTCCTTCTTTTTACCTTCCTCGTCTACGCCTTTAAGGGTTGCCTCCCCGTAGAATATAATCATTAGTCGGCAAGAACGCAAGAACTCTTGACGATCTTTGCTTAATGCCTTCCAATCTTTTATATACTCTAGGGGTCTGCCACACTGAAAACCCCCATCATCAGAGGGAGCCTCATCTCGTGGGCCTTTGACTAATACAGAATGCACATATGCACCTTGTACTCTTTCCCCATTTTTATTTGTGCGCTCTGCATAAGCGTCGTACCTTTTGTACCTGTACCTATGCTCATAATAACGAAAAGATACTTCCTTTGCGTACACCTTACCGTCATCTGTATTAACAGAGAAGTGTCCAGAAGGACATAGTATATCCCCACTACTGTCCTCTATATTCTCACGTTCTATTCGTAGTCTAGAAAGGGAATTTGCAGAACTTGACTCTCCTTCTCCCTCACCTAATCGTTTGGCTAATTCTGCTAAAAGAGCAGACTCATCAACCTTTACCATTTCTTGTGTTGCATTCATGTCTCATGTGTTCCTTTCTTTTGTATTAAACAAGACCCTTAGTTATACCTAATAGAGGCTATTTTGTCAAGACATATTTAACCAATTATCTCCTGTTTTTGTTTCGACTAAAAGTGGTACATCCATATTTATGTTATAATACATATAGATACGCTCCTTAGTTGATGCAGGAGATAACACATCCTCTACTAAATCTCTCACCTTATCGACTTCATCATTAGGACAGTCAAGTAACACACTATCGTGTACTGTGTTGACTATCTTAGTCTTTAATTCATTTTTATTTAGCTCCTTTCTTAGGGCAACAAGACAAAGCGGAACAATATCTGCCGTGGCTAGTGCTTGTACTGGATAGTTTTTTATTTTAGTAGCACCCGTTGCGCTACCTGTTTTAGTTCTCCTGGCATGAGGAAAAATAAACTGTCTACCTGTAGGCAATGTAATACATTTATTCTTTATCGCCTCTGTCTGTAGTTCCTTATGCCACTTCTTTATTCCCTCGTACTTATCTATGAAGTGGGTGTTATACGCCTTCTCTGCTGGTGTACCACTCATAGCTCCATACAAAGGGGCAAAGGTTCTTCCTTTAGCTTCCTGTCTACTAGTAGGTTGCCCCTGCTCAGTAAGATAATTAGCAGTATAACTATGTACATCAAAACCTGTTTCTATTTCTTTCATTGCGGTTTTATCAGACGATAGAAAAGCCGCCACCCTGAACTCCAGTTGTGCGAAGTCAAACTCAAGCAGTGTGCCACCCTCACCATATCTAGATACAAATGCCTCCTTAACGGGGAAGGTATTACCTCGTGGCATATTCTGCATATTAGGAGATGAGGATGATAGTCTGCCCGTAGAAGTACGGCACTGATTGAAGTCAGCGTAAAGCATATTGCCAATTAATCTTTTTTTAATACCCTCTACAAACGCAGATAGGTATGTCTCTACTGCACCAAGACGCTCCACCTTTTCCAAGAACTCAATAGCATCAGAATACTTTTCTTTGTCCAAGGATTTAAGTTGCTTACTTAAAATTCTCAATCTATTTTTATCTGTGCTAAACCCATTTGCCGTAGCCCAAGTAGAGTCAGGTGGGAATATTTTTAAGCCACCTGTTTCACTTGTCTCCATATATTTAGTACCTGCACCACCACATCCATTGCAGGTGTGTGCCTTTGCATAAGGTGTACCATCCTTTTTTACTTTATGTAGCTTACCTGTTCCTTTACAGGGATGACAGTGTGATGCTACCGTCTTCCTTACTTTTCTACATCCAGTGCGTACCAGCCCCTTGAACTTGGATGCAGGTATCCTTGGCCTAAAAGGTCTATCCAACTGATATATTGTGGCATGGTTCTTCTTATCTTTAGGAGCATACGAGAATATCATAGAAGATATTTGCTCTGGACTACTAAGATTTATTGGGGTATCACCCATGTAATGGTGAACCAGTTCTTGCAACCTACGTATAAGTTGCTTCTTTTCTATGCG